GATCGTCTTTAATATCACCAGTATTTGCATCATATACCAATTTATTACGGTATTGGTTCATGATATTCTTCAAATATTCTTCAGCTTTACCTTTAGGCAAGTTACCCACATCAATATAAAAAATTCTACGTTCAGGTGCACGAGATATTCGGTAAATTACTAATGAATCTTCCATCATACGAAGTTGATTCACTGGTTTAATTGCCTTATGTATATAAGACAGAATACGTTTACGTTGTGGATCTAACATACCAGAAGTACAATAAGCAATAGAATCTTTATGAATCTTCAATCCTTGAGATGCAGAATTTAATACCTGATCTTGATACAAAAAGTATTCTTCCTGACCAACTACAATTTTAGCGCCTGTCTTAGGATCTTGTTCTTCTTTTACCTCTTTAATCTTACGTAATTTCGAAGGATCAATATAACGCAATTCTCTAATACCATGCTTCGGATTCTTCTCGTCAATGATAATATGATACGGTAATCTACCATCAATATACCACTTACGGAAAATATCGTACGCGTATGAATTGAAGTTCATTAATGATAATATTTCTTCAAATTCATCTCTTACTAAATCTTTAATCTTATCGGAAACTTCTAAGTGATCCAATATGATATTAATTGGTGCCGACTCGTAGTCGCCTATAATAGCTTCATTTACGATATCTTCAACGGCAGCATCACATTCAGGTTGAGAAGCAATGTCTCTATACTTGTATATGAGATCAACTTCCGTCTTTGCTTTATCACCATCTAAATCAACGTACTGTCCAAAATGACCACCGCCACTTGTAATGACGCCAGCACCATCTTCCTCAGTATTAGCTACGAATGAAGGTAATAGATTAATATCATCCTTCTTCCGTTTAAATTCGAAACCAAAAAACTCAGCCAAAATTTTATCTCCTCATTATATTATCAGGGGCAACAAAGTTACCCCCTTTAATATATTTATACACTATTAAGAAGTCGTATTTGATTCCCAATATTGTACTTGAAGTTCAACTGTGAATTCTTCAATAGCATTTTCACTGTCATAACTTAGGTCAATAGCAGAAATATTGGTAGGGAAACAGCCACGAATATCATATCGCTTAGTGACATTTCCTTGCTTATCCAATTGCTCAACAGACATATCTGCAGAGTAATCAATAGGATTTGCGATACCAGTATTACTATTGTGACCATTAATACCATTCATCCAACGCTCAAAGGTATTACGTACACCAAAGTCAACATCGTTAATAATAGTAATAGTCCAAGGTTCAAACGTTCGATCGCCAGCAAGTTGCAACTGACGGCCTCTGAATAGAACCGGAACCGGGGTAATAATAGAAGCAGGAATCTGTGCACCTTTACACATGAATGAAGTCAGTTCGACATCACCTTGTGCGTACGCAGGGAAATTACACGTTGCTTTAAACATATTAGCACGTGCACCGCCTCCGATCAATTTCGATTTAAAATCGTCAACACCTAAAATAGCCATGATTTCCTCCTATTAAACGCCGGCGATTTCAGAGAAATCGACACCAGTTCTAGTTGCAATAAAGTTAAGTGTAATGAAGTTAATAGAACGAGCAGGTTTGATAAAGATATCAGCCACAAAGCGGTTGCTATCAATAACCTGACCATCATTATTTGTCTCATCACATACTACCAAGAAATCGGTCAATCCACGACGACCTTTAACATCACGCAAGAACGGCTCGAGCAAGTTACGGAACTGGGCACGCGTGAATTCATCATTGAACTCAAATAGTTGTGCTTTAGCCGCAGTTGCAATAGCTTTTTCAATTACAATGAAAAGTCTACGTACATTAATACGATCAAACGCTGAAGGTTTAGCTAACAGAGTTTTATCACCGAATAGCATGGTACCTTGTCCAGGAAATGCAACAATCGGATTAACACGAGCTTTGTAAAGAGTGTCACGATCGGCTTTCTTAGGATTATGAGCAAGTTTAGTTACTCCAAACAGTTGCCCACGTGTTACACCAGCTGGTGAGAACCAAGTATCAGCAACATTATCAGCATTAGCGCATAGACCTGCAATATGACCAGCAGCACCAATCCAACGATACGCATCGTTATACTTGTCGTAAACATACAGAGCAGTAGAGTCTGTAGAACCGTAAGAAGTAGAATTTAGGGTATCTGCCCAAGCTTTTACATCCGTAGCAGGAGTAGATGTACCAACAGTATCTTCGATAGGTGGAGATACGAAAGCCATACAATCCTTACGAGCAGTAGCAATACTTAGGATGTGATTAGCAATAGTATTATCTGCATTCACATCAGGTACAGCAAAGAGAAGATTTACATCGAGAGTTTCAGCATCTGCGAAAAAGTCAAAACCAGTTTGAATTTCACCAACAGAAGGAGCATTATCATCACTACCACCAGACAAAGAATCTTCAATTGCTGTAGTTGAAGTAGTAAATACCGCAACAGCAGATAAAGCAGAACCCGCATCCGTAAGAGTAGTATCGTGATCAGTCCACCAAATATATGATGAATTTGAATTGATAACATCCTTATAATAGTTAGTAGTACCATCAGTCTTCTTACCATCTGAAGCTTGTGACACATAGGCAAACGTTTCGAGAATAGTACCAGCAGTACCGGTAATTGCACCATCTTCATCAATAACGGCAATGTGCATCTCGTCTGCAGCAGTGGTTTTACCCAAAGAATCTGCATAGTCTGAAGTGCCTGGTACAGAATCAAAGTTAGCAGAATATGCCCAACCTGAGAAATTCGATATACCAGCGGTTACCATAGAAACTTTAATACTGTTTCCTAGTACACCTGGATACTTAGCAGTCCAACGGCCTACTGCCAGTGAACCTGTAGAATAATTATTTTCGTAGTCTTCCTTATTTTTAATTAGCTGACCTGCGCCATCGGCGGTTGCATTATCGTGACCCGATGCTACACGGACAACTTTAAGTGCGTTGCCGTATTTCAGGAAAGCAGCTGCAGTAAGGAAGTATTTAAAAGTATTAGAATCAGGTGAACCGAAGGTATTTGCTAGATCTTTTTCAGAACCAACAGTGATTACTTCTTCTACAGGACCCCAATTGAATGCACCTGCGAATCCACCAATACTGGTAGAAACGGCTGGTACAACGCTCGTTGCATCGATTTCGATAACTTGAACGCCTGGAGATACTTGAAATGCCATCGCTTTTATCCTCTCAATGAGATTAATGAATATGTTTACATAATACGGTTATTTTCAATATACTTATTTATAATAACTAATATTCTAGAGGTCGAAACCAGCCCTTAGGCAGATCCTCTAGTAAAGGATCGATTGTTTCATTGCCACTATTAATATAACCAAATGGTAACATATCATCTTGAATTGCTTGTAATTGCTCTCGATAGAGCATATTTTTCATATCGATATCGGTAATACCGTTAAAGATATCCGTACTTGTGAACCAAGCAAATAACACCAGATTCATCATTAAATCATCATGATTACCAGAAGTAGCTTCGAAGCTATTACCCCTAGAAGCAAATGTGGTCATCTCTATAATAGTATTTGCATCATGTATCATTAATTTGTTTTGTTCAATCATATCCTTAATATTTGAACAACCTATACGCTTTACTCGACGAGTCATTGTAGCACCAATTGAGTTAGCTTTGATTTGGGATTCAACATAAAGGTGTTCATATTCCAAATCATAATATAATCCATTACAAACAATAGCACCTTGATCATTGGATTCCACAATAATATAAGCTTCATTGTATGTCATAGCGTATTTATAACATATATCTGGTAACAAAAGCGGTGATATATTATTATCTCTAAAGACCGCTACCTGCTCAAAGGGTTGAACTGATACATCAATAATATTAAATGTAGAATAATCTTGACCTCGGCCTTTAGCAACATCCACCACCATAATATAGTTGTGACCTTCAATCGGTCTACAATAGATATATGTATTTTCTTGAGAGTAAATAGGATCTTTAGATATTAATTTCAATAGATGATCTGCAGATATTAAGGTATTACCCCTACCAACAAATGTATTACCAAACTCTTGATCAAATTGCAAAGCTGAAGTATTAGCAATCGTCTGTCGCTTCCATTCATCATCTCGTCCTGGTACATCCCACCAGTCTACTCTAAATGG